TAAATAAAGTAAATAATTTCTCATATTGCGATAACTTTGTGTAACTTTGTAGCGACAATAATCTTTGTGGTTTTTGTAAGTTCTTGTAAATGAGCAAATTAAAGATAAGTAATTAATAATTATTAAGTTATCTAAGAATTAAAATAATATGTTTGGCACGTTTAACGTGACAAATGTCACAAGAAATTTATAAATAGTTTAGAGTATGGCAACATTTAAAATCTTAGTTCAGCATAGAAGAAGTGATGGTTTCTATCCTGTTTATATCAGATTGACTCATAATAGAAAGGTTTGCTATCTAAAGACCGATAAGATGGTAAACGATAAGGGTATCGTGAAGGGTACGAAAGAGGTGAAAGATACTTTCGTGCTTACAAGTTTGATGCCAAATATCAATAAATGGGTAGATGGATTGAATAGAGTAGATTCTTCTCAATGGACTATAGAGGAGGTTAGAAGATTCATTGAACAAGGCGAGGAGGGTGTTTGTTTTTCTGATTTTGCTAGAGAATATATAGATACACTTTATGATATATTGGAATATCATTCTGTATTAACCTACGGGCAAGCATTGAACAATTTGGAAACCTATGCTGGTAGCACAAAGATTATGTTTAACCAACTAACTACATCATTCATTGAAAATTGGATAAAATCCTTATCAGCTAAGAAAGCAATTAAGTTTACCTACCCTACGTATATCAAGCGATTGTTCAACGAGGGAGTAAAAAAATATAATGACTACGACAATGACATAATAAGAATAAAAAATAATCCTTGGGTGAAGATTAAGATACCAAGGGTAGATAAGGCAAAGAAGAAGGCTATAACCATGGAAGAATGCCGAAAGTTCTTTTCTATAGTCTCTGAAAAGAAATCGTATCAAAGAGTTATGGATATTTGTAAGATGGTGTTGTGCTTAGCTGGAATAAATGTTGCCGACCTATATAATATGAAAAAGAAGGACTACTTTGATGGAATCCTTCATTATGAGCGCAAGAAAACCAGAGGTAGGAGAGAAGATAATGCCTATATAGAAATGAAGGTTCCTGATATACTTTTTCCAACTATCGAAAAATATTTATCTAGTAACCCAAATGATGAATATCTTTTTTCTTTTCATTCCAAGATGGGGGAAAAGTCATTAGATACATTTCTCTCTTCCTATTTAAAGAAAATCTGCAAAGAGCTGTTGGGCTTTGAAAAGGGGCATTACTATACTCCTTATACATTTCGGCATACTTGGGCTACTATCGCTCAAAATGATTTAGGAGCAAGTTACGAGGAAATTGGCTTTGCCTTGAATCACATCAGTACCCACAAGGTGACAATGGGCTATGTGAAACCTGATTTCTCTAGAGCATGGGAATTAAATGAGAAGGTAGTGGAGAAGGTGTTTTTCACTAACGACAAGAGCAAACGCCTAGAGGAACATCATCTGCCTGTATTCGATAAGGTAGAGGAAAACTTTGAGTTGTCTGCTGATGCCTACTTCATGGGTGAGGTTGTGGCTCATGTGGATGGCAAGGGCTATCGGAACACAGATGAGATAATAGAACAGCTCATGGCCAGCATAAATGATACTGTGCCTAAGAACTGCACGATACAGATTAAGGTGAAGAATATCACCAAGGACCAGACGAAGTACTTTGAACGAGTCAGGGACATAAAATAGCTATTTTGTGTTAATACAGATTAAAACTGACCCAATATAAGTTAAAATAGAGTGTTTTTGCTCGATAACCAAGTCAAGGGTAGTCTTCTCTAAAGTTGAAGAAAATTTAGAGAGGGCTACCCATTTTTTATAATTAGCCATTATTAACAATTTTGAGATTTTTGATGTTGATGGTGGTTTCCTGTTTCTCAAATTTCTCTTCCAACTGCATGAAAGATTCCTCTACAGATAAGTTTCTGGATTCATCATTATTGAACGATACAGACTGGAGTTTAGGAGCCACGTATGGAAGGAACTTTGCCACCATCGCCAGTCGTCCGGCAGGCTCGTCAATCTGCATGAGATCCGTGAAAAGTGAATAGTTCTTCTCATTGATACCATTGATGTAGCCAGTAAGGGCATCACGGAGGCTTTCACGAACACTTTTGGTAACTTTATTAGGTGTGCCAGCCTTACGTCCGCCAGTCTTCTTCCTCTTTGGCTTCGGCTCATTACTATTGTCTTGTTTTACTGCCATATTCTATTGATTTTTAATGTTTACTGATAGTTTTCGGGTGCAAATATAGGAAGAAAATACGAAACTTGGTGTTCAAGTTGCGGAACTTATCACAGATAGGTAAGAAAAACGCATTACTTTTGAACAGTTTAAACATTAAAATTCGAATTTTATGGGATTAATTGGAAGTATTGCTGGTGGACTGACCTCTGCTGTAGGCGGTTCCTTAGCAGCTAAAGCAAGAAACAAGGGATATAATGAGTATATCAAAATGTTTCAAGACCGTATGCAACAGGTGAAGGATCATCGTGATAACTTGTATTATCAGGACCCTACTCAATCTGCTGAAAATCAGGTAGCCGTGACCAATGCCCAGAAGGTATTGGATAATGCAACAGAGACCGCAAAGAATACCAATATTGTAAGTGGCGGTTCTGATGAAGCGGTTGCGCTCAGTAAACAGGCTGCCCAGGAGCAGGTGGGTAATATCATGCAGCAGGCGGCCGTGCGAGGTGCTCAGACCAAAGAAAATGTGTGGAATACTGCTGATTCGCAGATAGACCAGATGACTAACTACATCGCCACAGCCAAGAAGGAGAAAGCTCTTTCTACAGCACAGGGTATTACGGATGCTGCTGGTGGCTTGGCTGGCGCAGCAAGTAAATTGCCATTTTAAGGAAGGAGGTGATTATGGGATTTACATTGGATGATTTAACTCCTAAACGCCCGGCTACTGCCGTTACTCCTGTTACTGATTTCCCTGATGATAATACGGTGAAGCCGGAGGTTGCAGTACCAGTTCAGACAACTGATACCGAACCGGGAAAGGGTACAGCCATAGATACTACTGGTATTACCGGGAATGGTGTCCATGAATCTTTTGCAGAACAACCAACCGAGGAAGTTACCAAGGTGGAGCCTAACCAGGGTATCAAGATAGACTGGAGCAGACCTTATGCCGAGATAGAACAGAATCCTATCTTGCAGCAGATGAAGCCTTATGACATCATGCGAGATTACCAAAAGAATGGTAATGGAAACTGGTCTGCCTTCATGCCATGGCTCAATACTCTGGGTGATGGAGATAAAACCGTAGCTGCCAATGAAGCCTTGAAGAAGAAAGCGGAGAGGAAGGCCAAGATGGAGCAATGGGGCAATTTCCTGATGCATCTTGGCAATTTCATCGGTACAGTTCAAGGTGCTCCATCGCAGAAGATTGAATCTGCACAAGAACTTACTGATCGCCAACGCAAGATAAGAGAGGCTACAGATGCTTTAAGAGCTAAGGGCTATGACCAGATGATGGTGAATATCTATAAGGACCGTCAAGACAAACAGGCTCAGATGCAGGCAGAGGCTGCTGCAAAGGCAAATGAGGCACTGGCTGCTTATCGTGGTTCACAGAAGAATCAGACGGATGCCCTCACTCCAGTAAAGGTCGAAGAAGTGACTCAATCAGCAAGACAGCATTCTACGGGTGCAGACTTGAATGTTTCAAAGAAGGATACAGAGGATGCTTTGAGAGGCAAGAAGGGAAAATTACTTGATGCTCAAGCTAATAATGCCAATGCCGGAGCTGCTGATCATAAGGCTAGCGTTAACGTTAAGGGAGCGCAAGTTAGGCATATCAATTCGCAAACAGAGGGACAGAATCAGAGGAATGCCAACCAGAAGGAGGCTGATGATTTCAACACCAGGTATGTGAACGACCCTGTTTTCAAGAAACATGTGAATGAATGGGCTACACACAATGGTATGGCAATCGGTGGCAATGCTACAGGAGAAAGTGTTGGCCACGGTGGCACTTGGGCTAATGAAAAGAATCGCCAGCAGGCATCCGCTTACGCTAGGGCTAAAATGGCTAAGGAAGGCAAGAAGCGAACCGTTCGCCCTTATGGTGGGAAACCAGCCAAGAGAACTTCTAACACAAAGGTAGATTATTCAAAGTATATAAGAAAATAACATAGTATATGGCAGATAAAGACAACAAATCTAAGTTGACTTATCATGTATGGGATAAGGACAACAATGAGTATGACATCCCTGATGAGGTTGTTCAGCAGAGAGGCATGGACAACTTCGCTAAGGACTTCGAAGGTGGTTATATCACCATGTTTGACGATAAGAAGCAGAAGGTAGATGTTCCTATTGAGGATGTGGGCGAGTATCGTAAGCAGGGCTATATGTGGTATGATACCAGTGGAAACGCTACCCCTATCAACGAGGTTGGAAAGAAACCTTCACCTTCTAAAGAGAAAGAACAGTCTCAATATCCGCAAGAGGTGAAGCGAGGTGAGTTAAAGAAGCCTAGCTTGATTTCGCAAGCACTCGGCATGATGCCGAAGGTGGATGCAGGTAATATCGGTAGGGAGCAGAAAATGGGTGGTATGATTACCAGTATGCTTCTTGGTGGTAATGAGCAGCAAGCACAGCCGATGCAGCAGCCACAAGACAATAATCAGCAGGTGCAGCAGACCGCACAGGGGAATGCTAGCCAAGAACAGAAGCAGGAGCCAGCTCCTTCTATCCCTAGCGTAGTGAACGACAATACTTTGATGGATGCCAAGTTTGCTAACTATCTTGAAGATTGGAAGAAGCGACCAGATAAGGAAGGCAACTATTTTGAGAACTTCGTGGCTGACCTTGAAGCTGACGGTATGAATCCAGATGAGGCTCTTGAAGCTACTCGTAGTGCGCAGTACAGATATGCTAATCGTTCTGCCATGGACGTTACCAACCAGGTAGTTTCTTCTTTGCCTGATGATACGGTGCAGGATGCTGAGCAGAGTATCGGGGCGCAATGGTATAGCCATGACGTGCAGGATAAGTTGAAGCAGGAGGCAGACAGCATGGGTATCAGTTATGATGACTATGTGGCTAAGTTCCTGAAACCAGCTATGGTGCAGAGTCTGGTGAACAAATATGGTCCGAATTATCGCAATATAGCCGAGGGCATCGCAACTCGCCTCTATTCTCACGAAGAGCATGTACAGGAGAGACTGATGAATCAGGACATCAATGATGCGCTTTCTAGCGTTATTAATAAATATGTGAGTCCATCTGTAGTGGATGAGTACAACAAGGCTCAGGAGGCAGGCAGTAAGGCATTTACGGAGGGAATGGAAGGAAGCCAGTTTATTCCGGCTAATCTTCGTCTGGGTACAGCACTTGGTGCTCAGTATGAGGCAAACGAGGCCAAGGATCCTGCAAAGGTGCTTTCTGGTTTGCAGAAGAAGTTTGGCAAACTCTACCGGAATCCGAAGTTCCTGAATGACATGAGCAATGCCGCATTTAAGGTGATGCAACGGTATGGCTTGAATGGCACTCAGAGTAGTGATCCTAAGCAGTTCAAGCCAATGATCAATGCTGCCATTAAGAATGAGTTGGACCAGCTGGAGATTAAGGGTATGATGCCTAAGGGTAGTGCTGAGTACATCATGAAGACTGGTTTGGGTAACACTATTGTGGGTAAGATTATTCGCAAGGCTGTTCAGACGGACTACCAGAACTGGCTGGAGGATATTGCCAATCAGCAGTATCAGCCGGGCTTCTGGGAGAATGTAGCTAGTGGTGCTCTGACCTTTGCAGGTGATGCCTGGAGTTATTGGCTGCCTGGAGCCGCAGGTGGCAAGTTGACCAAGAGCATGGTAGCCAAGGCAGAGGGCAGACTGGCTGGTGACCTCATGGCTAAGGGTATGGAGCGCAAGATGGCTGAGCGAGCTGCCAAGGTACTTATTGGTAAGAGTAAGGCCGAGGCTTTGAAGAGCGGAGCCGTGCATGGTGCAGTTACCTTTGGCGGTCAGTCGGCTATTTCAAAGCCTATTGATGAAAAATACCGCACTGGTCAGTTTGATGAGAATGGCAAGATTTACAATCCTTCTGGGTGGAAAATAGCACTTGATACTTTATTAGAGGGAGGTAAACAGAGTGCCTTAGGTGTCTTTATGCAGGGTAATACTATTGCCAATATGATAGGCAAGGGCAGAGGCTTGGCTACCAATATTCTTGCTGATGTTGGTGGTAAGGTTGTGGATTCCGGTATTATGACTGGTCATCAGATATTGGAGCGCATGGCGCAGGACCCGAACTTCAAGCCTACAGGTAAGGATGCTGCCGAGAGCTTCCTGGAGAGCATGGCGAACCTTACTGCTATTGGCTTGCCGGGCATGGTGGGCAAGTATGCCCGATTCAAGGACGCGAGGGAGTTTAACAAGAAATATGACTTCACAGATCAGGATATTGCCGAGTTGAAGAGATTCGGCTATGATGGTCTTCGTGATGCTTTTGAGAAGGTGGGCATCGGGGAGTATGCTGTGGTTGGTGAGAATGCTCAGCGACTTGATGGGCAGTTAACCCAGAAGTATATGGACCTGATGAACGACAAGAGTGTTCCGGAGGTGTTGAAGGCTAAGATGATGGCAGTTGTAGAAGGCAAACGCCCTTCTTCTTTCTCGCCAGTAGTAGATTCTGTCATCGTGCAGCCTATGGATCATGACGGAAAGGTGTATCTCGAAACCTTGAATAAGGATGGCGGTATCATTGACAGAAAGGAGTTTTCTTCTCTTGATGAGGCTCAGAAGGCAGATAAGAAACTGGAGTATGAGAAGACTCTTGGTTTGGCTTCTGTGCTGGAAGGTGAGTTCCATAATGAGTTTACCCAGGAGCATCTTGAAGGCTTATACAACAAGGCAGCCCAGAAATATAATATGGGTGAGAAATTGACAGATGAGGATAAGGCAGCGGTTTATCTTCATCAGAATGCTGGTGCCATCAAGGACATCATGGATAAGCAGCAGAAGGGTATTATCCTTACTGATGAGGAGCAGAAGCAGGTTAATGCCTATCGTCATTATTATGACAGTGCTTTGGAGAACAGTTCTGTGATGAGGGAGTTTGTCAACACGTTTGAGGATTCCCATGGTGTGGAACGTGGTACTCTCCGTAAGGCTTTGGAGTCGAAAGATAAGAAATATTCACCATTGGTGGAATCTTATCTTAAGGAACTTTACAATTCCATCGAACTGAAACGTGAAATGAAGCAGACGATGGATGATCTCTATAATACTTCACATGGTAATGAGCAGAAGCGCATTGAGCAGAGTGGTATTGAGGGGGAGAAGCCAGCTGCTTCTATTGAGGGTGCAGCTCCTATTGAAGGTTCTGCTTCGGTAGAGGGTTCTGCTGGTGGTCAGGAGCCTCCAGTTTCAGAAGGTCCTTCTCCTTATCAAGGTAATACCGATGTTTCATCTGGTCAAGGTGAAGGCGTTTCTACAGCAAATTCAGATAACTCATCTGCTGATGTTATTACTTCTGATGCTTTTGTTATGGGACAGAATGCCTATAAGAATGGGGATTCTGAGGCTTTGCAGGCTATCGACTATAATAGTGATTTGGCAACAGGACGTTTGCAGCGTGCTTTTGCTGACAATGAGAAGATGCCTGATATTGTAGCCAATGCCTATAATGAAGGTAGAGATATGGAGCAGTTTGTGGCTCAGCGTGCAAGTAGTTTGACTCCAGCACAGAAAGAGGCTATCAGTAAGTATGTAGAGGCAATGGATGCCAAGAAGGGTGCTATTGATGCTCTGCAGCATGCCGATGATGGCTATGGTGAGGCGTTGAAGCAGCAGCTCTGGCCATACCAGACGGTAGACGGAAACATAGTTCCTGCTACTTTGGATAGCGGAAAACAGGTATTCCTGAAGAAGGCTAACGAATATGGTGGAGCCTTTGTTGTCGTTCCAGATGAGCATGGACAGCCTATGATTAAGCAGGTATCTAATGCCGAGATTAAAGAGGTGGGCGCTCCTGTTTCTCTTGATGAATACATTGAAAATGCGGTGGCTCAGCAGAAGGATGCAAGAGCGCAGCAGTTTATCAGCCAGTTTGATGGCAGCGGTTTGAAGCCGAATGACCGGGTGACAGTTGCCATGGAGGAAGGTGATGCTAATATTGACATGACCTTTGCTGGATATAGCGAGGACGGAAAGATAGTGCTTACTGATGGCAAAGATTATCTTCCCCTGTCTAAAGATGAGTTTGCTGCATGGCGCAAGAATGCGCTTGACAACACAATCAATGAGCATTTGGATGCCGAGGACGATGAACGTGAACAGAAAGCAGTTTCTCAGGCTGAGGCTGATAAGAAGCAGCGTTATGCCAATGGCATCGTGGGACTGAGCGAGGGCCAGCCAGACTATTCTTCTAAGAATACAGATCCAAATGTGGCGGCTGAGTATCTGCAGGAGCAGTTTGGGGAAGACCATGGCAAACTTTTGAATCTGGTTAATGGCAGCCGTGACGACATCAAGACGCAACTTGCCAACAAGAAGAAGGCAGCTGCAGAATATCAGAACTGGCTTGACACAAATGCCGATCTTGACCCGGAAAAGGCTAAGAAGGTGGAGGATGAGTTGAGTCTGGTTAATGAGCAGATTGCTGATCTTGATGCTCGTTTCAAGAACTGGAATACTATCCGCAACAGTGTGATGACTCCTGATGAGGTGAAAGCTATGAAGGAGGAGCGCAAGGCTGAGATAGAGAAGGCTGGAGTTGATGAAACTGCCATCGTGCCATCTGATGATTTCCATGTGCTCGTACTTGAAGATAAAGAGTTGAAGAAGCAATATCCAACTATGGCTGAGGCTACCGACTATATTACCTCTCAGCGCAAGGACATCTATCATACCCAGGAGGATGTGGAGCGCAAGATAAATGGTGTGAATGACATGCTGGAGCAGTATATCAATGGCGAAACAGAGCTGGACCCTACCCAACTCATGGAATTGAATACTACAAAGGCTCAACTGGAGGCTCTGCAGACTAATTTGTCGGTTGCAGCAAAGGGTTTGAAGGCTCAGGCTAATAAACTCAGCAAACTTTATAAAACAGAAGTTCGCCAACAGGAAATGGAGGAACTGGGTATGACTCCTTCTGAGCAGCGCAAGGTTCTTGTGGCTGATGCCCTCAAGAAGAAAGATCTGAAGGCTATCAAGGAAATATATAAGGATGCAAGTACTGATGTCATGGATTTGACTCCGCGGACATTGGAGGAATTTGTGTCAGAGAGACTTTTTCCTCATAGTCTGAATGCAGAATCACTGGCGCAAGAGTTAGGATCTTCCAACTTTAGGCGTGGTATAGGCAGTAAGTACGACACAAATAAATTCAACTATCTTCTTGCCAAGAAAGGCGAAGGATTGACCATTAACGAGCTTGCAAAACGAGTCTGGGAAGATCTTTCCGGTACAATGGAATCAGGTGCTGGTGACGGATTACAGTCTACGTATAAAGACCAGGATATACGCAACACTATTCTTGGTATGTTCAAGACTTATGACAGTGTTCGGGAAATGCGTAATGTGACGCTTCTTAACCGTATTGCTGCTGCGGAGAACGAATTGTCGGGCGAAGAAGAGTGGTACGAACAGCAGAAAGAACGTGAAATCTTCGAAAAACAAAAAGAAATCGATGAATATAAATCGTATATTCACGATAAAGAATTATCTTTGCCGTCTGAAAGCGAACTTGATTACATCAATGGACTTGAATTTGACCGTATGATGGAGATTGAGGATCGTGAACGAGAGTACAAACAATATGTCAAATCAATTTTACCAGAATTAGCTGATTATGATGACAGAAGCAATGAAGAAGGATATGGAGGAGGCAGTAGCCTGGGTAGCGACTCTTCACGGAGAGGAGTTGATGAAGGAAATAGCCAAGGCGAAGAAGTTGGTAACGGAGAAGCATCTTCTGAGTCCGAGATTGGAGAAGGCTCTGATAGCGGACGCAAAGGGCGACAAGAGACTGGCAGCATGGAACCTGGCGAAGGCTCAGCTGTTCGAGGCTCACATCTACCGCAAGAAGCATCCTTCGGAGAACGTTTAAAGAGTGCCATTGCCGAAACTGAGACCGAACCAACAGAGGCTCAGAAGAAGGCTGGTAACTACAAAAAGGGTCATTTGTCCTTTGGTGGCTATGATTATACCGTAGAAACACCAAAGGGCGTGACTCGTAGCGGTAAGGACGAGCAGGGCAAGCCTTGGAGCGTGACCATGCACGATACTTACGGCTATATTCTTGGTAAAATTGGCGTTGATGGTGACCATATTGATATGTTCATCAATGATTCCGCTGACCTTGATACTTTTGATGGTAACGTTTATGTTGTTGATCAGGTGAACCCAGAAACTGGTGAGTTTGACGAGCATAAGGTGATGTATGGCTATCCTTCTGAGGAGGCAGCTACAGAGGCTTATCTTGCCAACTACTCTAAAGACTGGAAGGGACTTGGTAAGGTTACTTCTGTGCCTAAGGCTACCTTTGACAAATGGCTGGAGTCTTCTGACCGCAAGACTAAGCCTTTTGCAGACTATGCTATGGTGCAGAAGGAACAGGCAAAATTTGATCGCGATGTGAAGGAGGTGGAGCCATCTGAAATGACGGAGGCACAGAAGGTGGCTTATGATGCCGTATCTACTATGCTTAAGAAGGCTGGCATCCCGGTGAAGGTTGTTAGCAATGAGGATATGGAGAAGGTGGCTGAGGCGCAGGATAATCTGAATCTTGCCATGTTGCTGAATCAGCCTGAAATGAGATTTAAAATCAAGACACCGGAGGAGAAGCAGGCTGCCGAGAATGCTTATAACTTTGCCAAGGAGTTGCGCCCGGATAAGTGGAAGCAGTATGCCGTGGTGAATATGAGCAATCCTAACAAGATGCCGGAGTACTTTGAGAAGCAGGAGTTGGCTAGAAAGGAGCGTTCTTACTATAATAAACTGATGTGGGGTAACTACAAGGTTTTCAATCTTGATAAGAGTTTTGAGGACAATGTGGCTGGGCTTACAGGCTCTTTCCCTTCGGAGTTTGACCCATATAAGATTGATGAGCAGACCAATAAGAAGAATGAGTTGAAGAGGCAGATAAAAGAGACTGAAGATGCATATAACTCAACTGGGCAGGAACGTAATAAGTATCAGATTCAGTTGATGAAGGAGTATATGGATGAGCATGGACTGACCTCTGAGAACGATATTCCTGATGATGTTTGGAGTGACTTGAATGATAAGGCTCATGAGAAATATCAAGATAAACTTGATTCCTTGTTTGCGAAATACAAGGATTTGGATAGACAGTTGAAGGCTGTTGCTGAGCCGGGAGTGAGATTCTTGCGTACTTACCATGGTAGTGGTGCTAGCTTTTCTGAGTTTGACTTCGACCACATGGGTGAGGGTGAAGGTTCACAAGCATTCGGTTGGGGTGGCTATGTTACATCATCTAAGAAGATTGGAAAGAATTATGCTACTCTGATGGACAATGACCCTTCTAGGGCATATTATCGCATTCAGCATTCCAATGGTACAAGGTTCGCCAAGAAATATCCTACTCTAGAATCATTCCTGCATGGTGATAAGCAAATAGCCATGAAAGACAAGTTTACAGAGCAGGAAAAGATTGACTTCTACAATGAAATGAAGAAGTTGGCTGAGCCATATCATAATCTCTATGAGGTGGATATTCCTGAGGATAATGGCAGCAACTATCTGGATTGGGATGCAAGTATTCCTTCTTCTATCAATAAAGATAATATAATCAAGGATATTCTTGATAACATACAGAAACAAGAAGACGAAAAGGAAGACTGGGAATTGGAGTCTTTGGAGAATGACATCAATGATAGCTTGGAGTGGGCTAACAATGGTGAGGAACTATACAAGGCTATTAGTTTGTACTTAGGTGACAAAACTGCAAGCAAACTTCTCGCTTCTCTTGGCTACACTGGCATCAAGTATAAGGCTGGTCGTAACTTTGGTGGTGTAGAGGAAGGTGATACCAACTATGTTATCTTCAAGCCTGAGGATATGAAAATAGTTGATCATACCAAGTTTGCGCAGGGTAAAGGTGTGGTTTATGGCTACACAGATGGCAAGGAGATTGTGCTGAACCAGGAGCATCTGAATCCTAATACTCCTATCCATGAGTATCAGCATCTTTGGCGTACTGCTGCCAAGAACATGAATCCGGAACTTATAGAGCATGGTGATAAACTCATCATGCAGACCCAGCTATTTGCCGATTTGAAGAAGGATCCTAACTATAATCATCTGACAGATGAGCAGATTTGCGATGAGGCTTTTGCTCGTTTGACAGGTGAGGACGGAGCTGCCATCCTGGAACAGATGGCTAAGGATGCTATCAAGGAGAATCCGCTTGATACAGCCAAGGAACTGAGTGTTATCAATAAGTTGAAGGAGTGGCTGAAGAAGTTCTGGTATTGGACTCTTGATACATTTACGAAGTGGAAGCCTGAGGACATTAAGAAAATGACCTTGGAGGATATTCGTAATCTTGTGTTGAGAGATTTGGCGCAGGGAGTGGATCCACGCAACGTGAAATCTCGTATGACTAAGGAAGATGCAGTTTCTCTTCGTAAACAGATGGCGGATAATGCTGAGCAAGAACGGATTCTAGAGCATACGGAAGAAAACTGGCTGAAAGAATTTGGCAAGGATAGCCGTGTTACTACTCCTATTGGAAGTATCAAACTTGGTGAAAACCAATATAAGAAGGCAGGAAGAAACGACCGAATCAAAAGATTTGGTTTGTTGAAGCCTACCCTGGAGCGTCCTGATGTTATCATGGAGAAGTCTGCACCAAAAGAGGGTGCGGAACGACAGACTAAATATCTGTTCATCAAATCCTTTAAAAAGGCTGATGGAAACAAGATTCTGAACTATGAATCCATAACAGTAAAGCAGGGTGAAGAGGAAGTGGCGATTAGCGCACATAAAATAGATCCTTCGAAAGTTTTGAAAGAATTGACGGAATCAAAAGTGCTATGGAATCGTTTCAGAGGCGATTCTAATTCCTTGGGCGAGAATCAAGGTTCGGCATTAACTCCATCCGCAAATAACCCAAGCGGAAAGGATAGCGTCCTGAATCCTCATAGCGATGCAAATATAAGAAATAATATCGAAACCACCAAGGGAAATGGTGGAAATTTATCTGTGGAGGATAAAATAAAGACTGTTTCTCAGCAATTTGGGGTTGATGAGGCAGATGTGGCGATGTACGCCAATGCTGTTAAGAAGGGTTCTACAGCAGAGGCTGCACGTGCCAGAGCAAATATCAAACGCCATTTGTTGCAGGCAAATGAAGATAATATTTCCTCTTTAAAGGAACTTCTTAAGTACACCGTGCCTGTAAATAATGCCTTGAAGGAGAACTTTGGCGACCTTGATGCTATGATCGAGGAGCGCGTGAAGCAGGTGGAGGCGCAGCGTAACGCCATGGAAGCCGCTAGAAAGAGAGCAGAGGAAGAGGAAGCCAAGCGACAAAAGCACTTGGAGGAACTTTCTGTGATTCCTGATAATCAACTTGACAAGCAGTATATGGATGCTCTTGCCAAAGGTGATGATGCTACGGCCAGGGAAATGCTTGATGAGGCTGCCAGACGCAAGGGCTATGATGATACCGAAAGCGCATACCAAGGTGTAGGTGCATGGGCTGCACCGGGAAACCCTGGGTATGAAAGCGACAAGGCGAGACGTGACGATTGGGAATCCAGTGGCTCGGATGTGAACCTGGAGGATATTGCCTTGGGCTATGCTCCTCAGCCGGATGATTACTTCTCTCATCCTGAGCGTTATTCGCAGAACACTCCTCATGGATTGGAATCTGTGAAAGCTATCAATACGGCTATCGATGCCATTAAGAATGGCGAGAAGGATGTTAAGGTAAAGGTTTATCGAGCTGTTCCTACTTCTGTGAAGGAAGGTAAGTTGCGTAATGGTGACTGGGTTACTCCTTCTAAGAAATATGCCGAAATGCACGGAACAAACCGTCTGGAAGGCAAATATCGTATCATTGAAGATGAAGTTCCGGCTACTCAACTGTGGTGGGACGGTAATGACGCAAACGAATTTGGCTTTGATGATGGCAAGGCATATAAATATAAGAATGCCAAGAACAACAGAAAATTGAACGACCTTGTTACCTATGATGATAAGGGTGACGTTATTCCTCCTTCTAAGCGTTTCAATTCTCGCAAGAGCGATGTGAGATTCATGTTTGCTGGAGAGAAGGGTGCGGCTGAGGCTGACAAGGCTGAGGAGCAAACTATCCGCATGGATAATCTGGATGTTGCTAAGCAGATGGAAAAGGCAAAGAAGGATGCCAAGATTATCAAGATGGCTACAGGTTGGGAGAAAGGTGTAGATGGCAAGTGGAGATATGAAATGCCTGATGCCAAGATAAAGGACACCATCGATGTAGGTGGTGGAAATATCGTTAAGCGTTTCGAAGAGGATATGCTATGGACTGATGGTAAGTTGGAAGATGCTGTGGATGCGCCAAAGCTTTTTGAGGCTTATCCTCAGTTGAAAAATATTAAAATCCATACTGATGTAGTAATGAATGACATGCCTTCAAATGGGGAATACAATCCACAAACAAAGACTATTACCATTCATGCGGATGAATTAAAGTATCTGAATAGCATTCTGAATCATGAAATTCAGCACGTAATTCAGCGTGAAGAGGGGTTTGCGCATGGTGGCACACCCGAGCAGGTGGAGAGAGATTTCAATGCTGCTAAGGCTGAATGGAAGGCACGTTCCTATGCCTTTGAATTGGAAGAGAAAGCCAAGGAAATGGGTGATGAGTACAACCAATCTGAGGTAGAGAAAGCTCTTATCCAAGAATATAAGGACATGGATATGCCTGAGTTCATTCCTGACAAGGAAACCCGAATTAAGGGATTCAACTACTTCGCACGTGGCTATGCAGACAGAAGTATGGATGATGCCATTAAGCGTTTCCGTTTGGATAGGTTCCAACGTACAGACTTTGATTCTTACCAAGAATATAGAAAGTTGGCTGGTGAAGTTGAATCTCGAAATGTGGAGAAGCGTTTGGGTATGACGGACGAGGAGCGCAGAAACTCCTTGGCATCTGAAACTGAGGACGTGAACCGTGATGAGCAGATTGTGATGAATGGGAATGATGCTAGCTATAGCATCGTGAAAGACCCTGAGACCATCAAGAAGCTGGATAAGGAAGACACGGTGAAGGTTTATCGTGCCATGCAGGTAGGCGAGGATGGAAAACTCTATCCACCAATGGCTGCAAAGGTGAAGGGCAAGTTTGTGGAACCTATCGAACTTGGTAAGTGGGAACAGGCAGACGAGCGACCAGAGCTTGCTGATGATAAGGGTATGTTTACCCTCAACAAGGGTAATGGTAAGTCGCTTAAGGCTGCTTACAATCCTTACCTTCATACTTCTCGCACTCCACTGAATGACCAGTTTAGCGAGGCTCAGAATCGCCCTAACATCGTAACAGTAGAGGTTGAGGTGCCAAAGAGCGAGCTGACCAGTGGCTACAAGGCTGATAAAGCCAAGGATGCCGTGGGCGAAGTAGAGTGGAAGGCTGGTATCATCCAAGGACAGCTGACAGGCAAGCGCAAAGTGGTACTTTCTCGTTGGGATAAGCCTGTGCGTATTGTGCCTGACAGCGAGGTGGCTGATGTTATTGTTAATGATATGTTCAAGGGCAAGAATATCACTATGCCTTCGAATGTGGTTACTCCAAGTCTCAGAAAAGAGTTGGAAAAGCGAGGTGTGCCGTTTGTGGAGACCGATAACAGAGGCAGAATCGTAGGAGGCGAGAATGATGGTGTGCATTATTCTAAGGTGTACGGTAAGAAGGCTAATGTGAAACCTCGTCTCGGCTCTGCCACAATTGGCTTGAAGGCTGCAAAGGATAAGGTGGTGGAACTGTTTAATAAGGCAAAGAGTGGCGAGTTTAATGGCAAACCTCAGTCTATAGGTACTCTTACGCAAGAGGGCAAGAAGTTCCTAGAAGATTTGTCGGGCTTGAAGATGAAAGATAAGATAGACTTTGTTCTGAATTCTTCTGACTTGAAGCACATGAACAAAGACCACTTCGGAGATAATGAGAAGGATCCTGGAAGAAATATTCCTTTGACAGAGGAAGATTTGCGCTCTATGGTGGATGTTATCATGAATCCTGAGCAAGTGGTGTATGGCATCGAGAAGATGGATAATCGCAAGGCTTTCTTCTTCTTGAAGCAAGCTGAGGATGGTACATTAAATCTGGCGGAGATCTATAGTGATAAGAAGGGTAATCTTACAGCCAAAAGCTACTATAAGACGAAAAAGGGGGTTGACCAGCGAGTCATGGAGATTAAGAACTCCCTTCTCCCTACGCCCGAAGCGTCTTCTGGTTCACCCCTTTCTGATGGCAAAGGTATAAACTTTTTCTCAATTGAGCAAGAAAAAACAGCAGAAAATGAGCGAAAAATCGCTGATTCGGTGGTGAATACAGCAAATAAGCTGGGTGGTGCTGAGGCTACAGTTTATTTTTCTTTGGATGATGTGCCTGAGGAATATCGCTCAGAGGTAGAGCAGGGAGCCAAGGGATGGTACGACCCGGAGACTCATAGCGTGCATGTGTATCTGCCGAACTGTGAGGATGGCAATGATGCCCAGCGAACCGTCTTCCATGAAAAGATAGGCCATGAGGGAATGGAAGTACTTCTTGGTGGCGAAGATGGCGTGAGAAAGTTCGCCAACTTCGTTTATCGTTCTGCAAGTAAGGATGTTCGAGGCAAGATTATTGACTTTGCCAATAAATATGATCCGGACTGGAAGAACCCTGACCGCATGAATGTGGGAACGCAGGAGTATATCGCTCATTTGGCTGAGGAGGGTCCTAAGACTGCTGAGGACTTTTCTCTTTGGACCAAGATTAAGCATTATCTTATCAAGGTGCTTAAGAAGCTGGGTGTTCGTGTGCCGGGACTTCTCAATGACAAGGATTTGAGATACTACCTGATGAAGGCTGGCAAGGCTCTCCATGTATGGGACAATATGCCTAAGGAGAAGCAGGAAGCCATGATGAAGCAGGCTAGCAATGCTGAAATCAAGGATGCGCTATCTGATGGTGCAGGTAAGGGCAAACCACGCCAGAAGAAGGGCGAAAGCACAATTCAATACATGAAACGTGTACAGGAGTGGCGCAAATGGCAGAATGCACGCGAGGATAAAGAGGACCCAGAGCCACCTATGTTCTATGACTTCGACAAGGATGAGGCAGGCAAGAAGGAATGGGCACAGCTCAATAAAGACTGGCGTGAACGCCACCACCTTGTTGGCGAGGAACCTACTGGCATGCCTATCCGAATGGAAAATGAAGAGGATGATGCCTACATGACTCGTATTCATGAATATGAGAAATGGCAGACAGCCATGAAGGACCAGGAAGACCCTATGCTTGATATGTTTGCCTTCGAAAAGAAGAAGCAGGAGGAGGTGAAACGCAAGTATGAGGACTGGCTGACTAGACACGAACTGAACGAGCAGAACAATGCCGACCTTGACTTGTATGAGGGGAAGATATATTCTGAGCAAGACTTAATGAATGGTAGGTTTTTGCATCCAGCAGAGACCAATCCGAAGGCTGATGCACTGGAGCAGCAAGTGATGCAGGATTTGGCAGAAGTTACCAGTACGGACGTGAGCAAGGAAGGTGCTGCCAAGACCGTGAAGCATGCCGTTATCCATCGTAGAAAGAATATGGAGGAGGCTAGTGCTGATGATGCTATCTATATCAATGATGTGAAGAACAGAATAGAGAAGATGGCAGATAGCGGTGCTTTCGATAAGTTGCTTTCTGACTACAAGGGCAAGCCGAACCGGGCAGAAAAGCTGGCTGAGGCTATACCTTATATAATAGAAGCTCCTAGAAGACTGCGTGACCTGGCGCACGACTTGAATGCCACTGGTGCTTTTGAAAAGGGACATATCCATATCCAGCCAACTGATGTAGAGGCTATCCAACCTTTCGTGGCAGACTTGATTGCTGAGACTGCTAAGATGCATACCGTACTGAAAGACGACAAGGAGGTGAAGGTTTATGATGATCCTCAGGCTGTGAGCGAGGTGGCTAACAAGCTGGCTCAGGCTATCAATGCCAATCACCAGGGCGAGGAAGGCTTTGTCCCTATTGATGGTACGGACATCCTGAGCAAGCATGTATTGCCACTGGTGAAGCAGCAGATTGTGCCTGTAGGTATCGACTACAAGAATCTCTCGCCTGAAATGAAGGCTGCCATTGATTCTATCAGATACTGGTATAACTATACCTACGACTGGTTGAAGGATAATCATACCTTGAAGGAGGATGCTGGATATAATGTCGATTACGTAAACCATATCTGGGACAAAGAGAAATCTGATCCTGAGGCGTATGCTACCTTTGTGGAGAATAGGCAGCGCACAAAAAGCCCTAACGAGAAGCCGAGAACTATCAGCACCTTGATGGAAGGCATTGGTTTGGGACTTGTACCTAAGACTACCGACATCACGAAGATGATGGCTTACTATAGCCGTAGTAATATCGAGGCTTGGGCTAACAAGACGATGCTCCAAGAGGTGAGCGGACTGAACGTAATCGAGCGGAATGAGGACGGAGAAATTGTTTCTTCTGACCCATTGCTTTCATCAGTTGCACCTTTCAACTTGGAGCAATACAAATACTTCGAGATTCCTGGTGTGGGTCCTGTATGGGTATATAATGTATCGCCTAAGCAGATGAAGGTGAAGAATCCTATCACTGGCAAGGAGAAGGTGCTTTACTCAGAGTCTAGTTCCGGGGACCTATTCGGGGTAGTATTCGAGACCTATCAGTCTTCTCCTTTCTGGAAGGCGTTTGATACGGCTGCTTCGAGTGCCAAGAAGCTGGAGTTGGGCTTTAGTGGTTTCCATGCCGGAGCATTGACCGAGGTTTATATGGTGCAGAACATGGCGGAGTTTGGCCCCAAGAAGGCCATGACCAACTTTATGAAGTATATCTTTGTAGATACGATGAAGAATCATCAGTTGCCTTGCTTCGCCAATCCAGAGGACTTCCAGGAAGCGGCTAGCCACTTGGTAAAGTTTGGAGCGACCAACGACTATGCTGCTGCAGATGTGCAGAACATGTTTGACAACATGCGCGATGCGATGATGAAGGTGCAGGAGAAGTTGAAGGACGGAAATAAAATTTCCGGAACGGTGGCTTTGGCTACTATGCCATTGAAGGTGGCAACGCAGATGCTTTCGCTCATCAACAAGGGCATGGATAGAGCCTTGTGGGATTTCCTTCATGACGGACTGAAACTTGCGACCTACCGGATGAGGGCAGACAAGACTAAGGAACGTGCCAAGAAGAAGGGATGGACTGAGGAGGAACTGAGCCGGGCTTTGGACGAGGACGGTCAGTTTGTGAACGATATGTTTGGCGGTCAGCACTGGGATATTCTGGGTGCCAGCCATCGAACCTTGCGCTATGCCGGACGAGTTCTTCTTTCACCAGACTGGAATGCTTCTACCACTCGCCACTTCCTGGCATTAACCGGATTTGGTTCTATCTGGAATGAGGCCACCTTTGAGAACTTCAAGCAGTACTATCAGAGACTCTGGAATAAGGAGCTTACTCCGGAGGATGAGGGCAGAAGAAGCAGACAGATTTCTGCACTCCTCTGTTATGGTATCGGATTCATGGTATTCTATGAGGGTATTGCCAATGGTATCAATGCCGCCTTCCGTGCCTTGGATGAGGAGAAGGAACGCAAGAAGGCTGAGGAGATCAGAAAGACCAACCCAAGCTATAAGAGTATGTATGAACTGGCTTATGGTGACGAGGGTATGAAATGGTATGACTATCTTATGCGTGGAAATAGCCTTGGTCAACAGAGCAAGATCTTTATGGGCAGATATGCGGACGGAACGGAAATGTATATCAGACATGGTAAGCAGTTCCGTGAGGTTCCTGAATACCTCTTCAACCATAAGGGTGAACTGGAGTTCCCTGGACCTATGGTACAGCGAATGATAGGTAAGGCTAACCCTATGGTGAGAATGACCTTGGATGATATAAACTATCTGAGCGATTTCCAAGCCAGCCATGCGGATCAGGAGATTCAGCGCAAGTATGGCAAGACCATCGGACTGCTTTATAAGGATGCTTTGTACTGGGCACCTTTCCTGATTCCGAGCCAGGAGAACAAGGAGTTCAAGGCCGTTGATTTCTTCTTCCCATCATCGAAGGGCTTCTCTCCATGGAAGGCTCAGAGTTACTTCAAAGACTTTATCCTTAGCGGTGACATGGAGGGCGTGGTGATGACTTATCAGAGCTGCCAGCGCAATGGTATCGACCCAGAGGCTCAGATTAAGGCTGCCATCGGCAGCGTGAAGGCACTGGAGAGTGCAGAAATGAGCGATGGAGTGACTTCCTTACAGGAGGCAAGTAAACGCTTTGATGCTGCCAAGAGTATCACGGAAAAAAAGAAGATGCGCCAGAAGATGAAGAAATTCCTCTCGCAAAGTGAGTACAAGGCTTTCACCCAGAAGGAGGCTCTTGACATGGTGCAGGGCTATCTTAACGGTGATGAAGACTTGAAGGAAATGGAGAAGGCTGAAAGCAAGTACCTGATGAAGGCTAAGGCAGAGGACGTGACGGAGGACTGGAGAATACAGAACGTCTGGAACGGAACCATGGAGACTTATCAGGAGTATCAGCGTTTGAAGGATGTTGATAAGGCAAAGGCAAATGTCTTTAAGAACAGCAAGACCAACAAGCGACTGTTTGCGGCAAGAAAGGCTATCTCTGCTGCAAGAAGGAAGATGAATAAGGCTAAGAAGCAAATGGATGGTACAAACGATGCTGCCAAACTGGTAGAGATTCGGAATACCAGAAAGGAGCTGCTTAAAACGTTGAACGGAATGGAGTAGCCTTCGGGCTACTTCACTCTAAAAAATGTTCTATATTTCCGAAAATAGGCATTGGCCAATTCAATTTTATGTTCTATATTTCTACAAACAGAAAAAGGGACTCGCTGTGAAGCGAGTCCCTTTTTGATAGTTGTAAAATTCTAAATTCCAAATAAATTTTATTTTTAACAAAAAGATAAAAATCGTATTTTGAAAATTGAAGATGTTGGAGCGATGTTATCCGAGAGAAGTACCAGATGCTTTATCTGGTTCATTTTTTGGTGTTGCCCAGCGTATGTAATCAGCCATGCTGTCATCCATGCGCTGCTGCTCACTCTTCGGATTCTCCTTCTTTTCCTTTCCCCAAAGGCGTCTGGCAATATCATCCAAACACCACTGCCAATCGTCTCGAAGAGTGATGACCTTGGAACTTGGCATGATGGTGACATCTGCCTTTGGTGGGTCAACATGCTTGGTGTTGCCATCCTTATCGGTCTCCTCCTTGGTACTGAGAGAGGCGAAAGGCACGTTATTGTCGTTAAGAAACTTCTCCACATCCTCCTTCTTGTTGTCGCAGAGAAGAATACAGACGGAAACCTTATTTTTCTTCAAGGTGGTGAGGGCTTCTTTCGCCTTGCCTACCATGGAGAGGTTGCCTTTATCATCTTTAGTAATGACGCAAGCTTCATGTACATTGATTGATTTACCCATGATTTAAAACGTTTTAAATTGAAACGGAACAAAAATAAGGAGAAAATATGAAAAAGTAATGTTAAGTTGCGCAACTTATCACTAATAAGCGAGAAAAATGCGGTATTTTTGGCGAAAAATTAAGAATTATGGTTGACAATCATGTAATAAATGACATATCGAACTATGCAGAGCCTGGACCCGATTCACTTGAAGGAGTGAGCCGGGAGCGGTTTACGCAGAGCGAAAGTAATCTTCTGTTGCTGCAATGGGCTTGCCAATACTTCTATGATGGGGCAGAACTGAGAAAGAAGTGGAAGCGAGCGCAAGACTTCGTGATGGGAAGACAGTTGGAAGAGCTGATAGAATGGAACGGAAGAAAGATTACCATCCGGCAGTATATGGAACTGAAAGGTATGCCAATACTGGAATACGATGTAATCGGAGACAAACTTCTTTCGCTCGTAGGTCTTGTGCGCCAGCAGCGCAGTACTGCTACATGTAGTGCCGTGGATCCAAACGAGGAAGACTATATCAGTTTCTTCAACGAATATCTTCGTCAGAACGACAACTTGAACGACAGGCAAGAGTTAGATGCGAGAATGTTCTATGCCTTCTGTGTCTTCGCCTTTGTGGGCATGAAAACCTATTATGGCAGAAGGGATGGCAAGAATGGTATCTTTGACTATTCTGTAGACATCTTTAAGCTAGCTTTACCACCTTTCTTTAAGTATGACCTGAGCGATGTGGAATTTATTGCTGAGGCTCATGATTTGACTTGGCGAGAGATTATCGCTACCTTTACAAATGGAAGCAAGGAAGAGGCTAATAAACTCAGTGAGATCTATCTACAGACGCAGCACCATTTTGCGCCCGAACAGACTTATCACCCGACTGGTGAAGCCCAGTATGCCGGAATAGATGATTTCACCCATTCTTCAGTAGTAGGCAAGTACCGGGTATTGGAAATCTGGACAAAAGAAACCAGGCCAGCCATCTGGGTGCATGACTGGGAGAGTGGAGATTGCGGCTATGCTTCTCCTGACCAGCGAGCCTTCTATGAGGAAAAGAAGCGCAAGATAGAGGAATCCAACATCATGAAAGATGAAAATGGCCTACCTGTGCTCGATGAGAATGGTGAGCCTATCTACTATGTAGACCCTTCTGAACTTAAGACCATTGAAATTAAGGATGAGGCTGAAACCTACTGGTTCAGAAGATACCTTACCCCGAATGGCTATCTGCTGGATGCCAGGGAATCGCCCTACTATGTGCTGAGAGACGGTTTCAGAACTTCCATCATGCCATATACCTTCGTGGCTTATCCTTGCCTGAATGGTGAGATAAGAAGTTTCTCTATGCGTGCCGAGAACAACCAGCGCACCTTGAACCATTATATGATGATGATCAACTTCATTGTAGCCAATGGTGCCAAGGGAACGATGCTTGTTGACGAGAACGCATTGAGCGAGAAACAGAGCATTGATGAAATGCAGGTGAACTATACCAAAACGGATAGTATCATCTTGTGGAACTCGAAGAACGGAGGTAAACCACCTCAGACATTGGTCAACAAGAGTATTCCGGCAGGTGTTGACTTCATGGTGAACTTTGCCAAGACGATGGCAAGCGAGGGAACTGGTGTACAGGGTGCTCTTCAAGGACAGCACCGGAATACCAGCGGTAAGCAATATCAGTTGGAAAGAGAATCATCATCTACCACCATACAGGACTTTGTTGAGAGTTTCAACAACTTTAAGGTACGTGTGGCCAAGAAGAAACTTTACCTGATACAGGAATTTTGTACCGATGCAGACAGCGTGAAACTGACAGGTGATGAATTTGAAATTCACTTCAATTCTGAGACCATGAGGGATATGGATTTAGATGTTTCTATCGACTTGGATGCATACAGTCCACTTATCAGAGCTGCCAACAACGATATGGCTTGGAACTTCATGACCAGCGGTAAGATGGACCCATATACGATGCTTACGGTAGGGCAATTCCCTGGTACGAGCAGAATGAAGAAGTACTTCAAGGAACAGTTGGAGAAGCTACAAGCCATGCAAGCGCAGCAGCAAGCGAATGGCGAAATGCCTACAGCAGGAGTTGAACAACAGCAGACTGGCACGCCTGCAGCACATCTGAAAGATGTAAACGATGGAGCAAATGATTTGGCAGCTCTTCCTTCGGCAGCTATGTAGAAAAGAAGTTCTTAGGTAATTCATAATATTGAACGAAATGTTGTTCAGTTCTTAGATTAGATTATTTTATAGGTGTTTAGTTTTTAAGGTAATTTGATTGTGAAGAGGAAACCGTGATGGTCTCCTCTTCTTTTTGTTTAGTCAATACCATGTTTCTTCTTGTATATGCGTAACTTAAACATCGGGGTAGAAACTCGGTACATGTAGTATTCTTGCCATTGTTTCAACTTCTTGGTCCTAACCTTGTTGTCGGCATCGCAGCCGATGGCTCCCCACTTGGAAGGAGTGTAGTAGTAGGAGGCAGCCTTGATGTCTTCTACGTTCTTGAAGTAGCGTGTTGCCTTCCACTTGCCCATCTGGACTAATTTTCGATAGGCGAGCATATTCTTTCTGTTAGGATTGTAGGTCATGATTGCAAAATCTTTATGAGACTGGTCGTAGAGCATGTAGAATCTGGGCGCACCACATTCTTTATACTTGGCAATGGTTCCCTTGACTCCTTTTTGCCACATGCGTGTGGCACGGAAGAGTTCGACACGAGTGACGATAGGCTGGTAGATGGCTATGAGCATCTTACGCAGCAGGTTTGAATAACTTTGTTTCATTTTTCTTTTTACTTTTAATTATTAATTATATGGACAGGCGATAGAATCGCCTGGAACGGTAACTATACAGGGGACGGATTTTGCTGCTTGTTAGATAGAGGTTAGCTGCCACCACCTATTCCGGCCAAATCGGCTACTACTGGTGTGCGGTTGCGGAGACGTTCACGCTCTATCTCTGCCTTTGAACGGAATGGAACGATTTCCGGTGCTGGCATATCCTTTTCTACGTAGAGGGCAATGGCTCGCGCCATGACACGGTCATCATGCTTTCCGGCTATGGCTCCATAGCAATCGTTCTGCTTGTAATAGAGGAAATAGGTACATTCGTCTATTGCCGCAAGTTCTCGTTCCATATAGCCAGAATCACGGATGATGCGGGCCATGGTCTTCACTACTGCCACCTTGGTTGCCTTGTTGGTATTGAATCCCCATTTCATTTCGATATTCTTCACCTTCTTCAGTTTGGACTGTGATGCGCTATAGAGGTTATCGTATAGAGGCAGGAGGATAGGGAAGAACAGCTCAGACTGGTTGCCCTCAGTATTGTTCATGCGCGAGTAGGCGGTATTGTTCTCGATGACCAGATAAGCATCATTATAGAAATGGGCTAACTGGGCACAGCGCATGGCTAACTGATCGGCATCGCAGTGGCCATGCCACTCAGCTACGATTTCCGGTACACCACCATAGATTTCATCATAGCGGTCGAGGACTACAATATCTGAGAAGTCGGAGGTTTTATGAGAACCACCAATATCGCAGGCTACGATATACCGATGTCTGACAATCTCAGAGTTGTCTGGCCCAGCCCACACCTTCAATGGTCCGCCTGAACGCTCGATGAAGCGGATATTGTTCATGCAAGCATCATCGGCAGCATCATAAGAGTCACCTTCAATGTCACCCACCATGATAGGCTCAATACCCTTGCAGTCCTCTTCCATTTCCTTCAACTTGTATGGGTCGAAGACTGTAGTACCTGAGAAGAGGAAGGCTTCTACATCATCAGAAGGGAACTCCTGACGCATATCGTCAAGAGTCTCATACTCCTTGGACTTCTCAATATACCAATGGATGCCCTCTAAAGATGCGCCTTTACATTCGTAGAGCCACCAATAGTACTTACCATGACCTTGCTCGTCATTGCGATTCTTCCACAGCCAGATGGCGAAATCGGCACGTTCATCCTCGGAAGCAAATGGCAATATATATTTTTCAATTTCGAACCATGCCACGAAGACAGGAGTAAATGCTGACAGAGGTTTTCCGTCTTTGTCTACTGAGTTTGCGGCTACCCAGGCATCATGGAACTCGTTTTCTCGTCCGTTAGGCGTTGACTCTCTGACGATGAATGTTAAAGGATCTGGCTGAATAGATGATGATGCAGCCTTGATCACCTTAGCCGGAGTCCACTCTGTGGTGTTAGGGAAGAAGGCTTCCTCTGTGATATGAGCAAGGGCAGCATCACCGGAGCGACAGGACTCAGGGTTACGAGCCGAACCTGTTTGGATTTTGCAGGAACGAGGGATGAGGTACTTGATGTTCTGAATTGTGCCAGAAGTCTTCAACTTGCGAGTATCAGGCTTGAATGGTTGACCGATGTCGTAGAAGAGCCATGTAGGAATGGCATTAATTAGCTTCTCGTACATATCGAATACCTGTGTGGCAGATGAAGATTGGTGTCCAACGATATTACTATTCCAGTTTGTCTTCCAGAAGATCTGTAACCATGCCATGTAGATGTCGGTGAGGGTAGAACCACCCCATTGACGGCACTTCAAGAGAATGACACGGATATAGTGGTACTGACTGTGTAGGCGTAACTGTTCGAAGACCTTGGCTAGTTTGATCTGGGCATTGCGAAGAAGAAAAGGTATATCTTCACCTCCATCCTTATTCTTGATTCGGGCATAGGCATAGGCGAAGAAATAGAAATCGTGCTTACAGCGCAGGCGTATGAGATAGCGGAAGACAGCATCGCGAGCCTTCTCTTGGTCGAAGTCTGGCATGTACTTATCGCAAAAGGCCTCTATAGAACCACATTTGATGATGGCGCAGAACTTCTTTTCCTTCAACATTTCTACTGGTAGCCAGAGCTTCTTTCCATTCAGAAAATCAGTGATGACGCATTCGAATCGAAGTCCAGGGGCATTCTCTCCAGTAATGGGACGATAACTAGCGAGGAGACTTTTGAGTCTTCTCTTGTCTTCTTCAAGAATCTCTTTGAGCTTCTTATCAGAAATCTGCTGCTGAGGTCGAACCTTTAAGGAGGATTTTGCTACTGGCATTCGTTATATATAATAATGTTAAGTGTTGAATGTCAAATGTTAAGTGTGTTGGCATGTCGGATAAATCTCTCTGCCTTAGCATAAATGAAACCTAAACAGAATAGGACTATGTGGAAGATACCAGCTATGTAAGGAAGAAGGAAACCTATAGCCATACCGAGCATCATCTGCCAGAAGTAGATGCGGTGATACCGATAATACCATTGCGCAGAGAATCCCATGAAGAAAGAAATCAATACGGAAGCACCCAATACAGGTAATGCCGGATAGTATATGAACGACAACAACACGGAGCAGAGCCAGGCAGCCAGTAGGCGATGGAAGCGGAACTGATGATGAACCATCAATATGCACCAGCCGTTGATACCCCAGTGTATAAAGTTGGCATGACCGAACATATAGGCGAAATGGGTGTATAATGGCGATGATGGAGACACAGCCAGCGAGGCATGAAGCGGAATGATGAAAGCCATCAGGAGGATGATGAGAAGTGTAATATATAATGTACGCATAATGGAAGTGATTTATCGAGTTATGAATGATGTTTTCTTATTGCGGAAATAATTGTTTATTTTCATCTGTATGTAGCGTGGAGCCATACCCAAATTGGGCGCAGGAAGATTCAGGCATTCATACACAAGATTTTTGGTATTGTATTCCTTGTATTGATCCATTTGCCGGAGACGCAAGAAATCCTGATAGAAATCTTCAAAGAGTTTTTCTTTCATGGCTTGGTATTTGCCGAATTTAGGCTTATCCCCCTTGATGCGTTTACATACATACCGATAGGCTGTGCTATCGGCAAGATAATAGCAAGATGCAGGCATCTTGGCGATGTAATCGCATATCTTAGCCATGGTGGTAGGATATTCTACCATCCTCTTGGCCTTACGAAAGAGCAGATACATTTCTTGGTCTCTTTTAAGGTAAATTTCGGATATGGAATTTAGATGTTTCATACCAGCAAAATTAATTCGTCAAGATGCAGAACTTATCACAAAGTAATGCGTAATTTTCCTTAATTTAGCACACAAATATTAAAAACGAATATTTATGGCAAAAGAAACTATTGATAATCAGAAAGTTAAGTCAAAGCGAGATTCTTTCAGAGAGCGTCTTGCTCAGCGTTATCCGGACTTGAATATGGACGATGATGAGGCTGTTTATGGTCAACTTTCGACCGATTACGACCAGTATGACCAGAATAAGCAGAAAATGGATGACTTCAACAAAATGTTGCAGGACAACCCTCATGCTCCAAGTCTGGTGACAGGTCTTGTGACCAAGAAAAATGCCGATGGCAGCGACTTCAATTTTATCGATTTCATTATTGATGAAATGGGGCAGGACTATGTTGATGCCATCAATGGTGACGAGAAGGCTAAGGCTCGTTTGAAGGCTAGTGAGAAAGAGAAACTTGAAGCCAGCGAGAAACTAGCAAAGGACAATGAGCAACTTGCTGCCAATATGGAGCAGGAAGATGCCGAACTTGACGCTGCTATTAAAGAAGCGAAATTGAAGCCTGAGGCGATTACCGATTTGATAGAATGGCTTTACAAGCGTAGCGATGATGGCGAGGATCACGATGATGATGGTTTCATATGGCGTGCAGCTCGGTATGGCTTGAAGAAGGAAGACTTCTTGCGCCTCTTTCAAATCAAGGACTTCGACAAGGCTGTGGCTGATGCCGAGGAGCGAGGCTACAAGCGTGGCAAAAACGAGAAGATTGATCAGCAGAAACAACTGCATGATGGCAAGCAGGGCGGCAAGAAGAACATCAACATCGATGGAGGCGGTGGTGCACCTTCACTACCAAAGGAAAAGAGCCGTACAGAACAGGTGTACAGCAAGATGATTGGAATGTAGAATTAGAAATTTATAATTAATAATTTTAAATGTATAGATTATGAAACAGTTTAAGAAATGGTTTGGTTTCATGATGGCGATGCTCGTCATGATTCTTAGTGGTGGAAGCTCTTATGCGATGGCAGAAAATCCTCCTGCTATTCCATCTGGTGAAGGTGGTGGTGGCCCGACAGGTCCTTTGGATGGTCCCGGTGTAGGTGGCTCTGGTCCTCAGTGGCAGGGTGGAAGTCAGGAGCAGCAAGAAGCTATGGGTAACTGGGATTACTATGTAGCTCATGTTAACCCGACAGTCGTAGAAATGAAATTGGAGAGTTGTCCTATTGATCAGATTTTACGTGCATCCAAGAAGATGACTCCTATCGACTCTGTTCGAGTAGAATACTATTCTATCGGTCAGAAGCCGATCATGTCAAAACTTACTACTCAGGTTAATAAGCAGACCAATGGTAACTCTGTAACCTTTGTGGTAGAGAATCCGGCAGCTTTCGATAATGGTGATGTTATTATGGTAGATGGCATCTATGGCTATGATGAGACAGGTACGAATAAGAGTACTTTGATTCCACTTCAGTTCCGTGTAATCAGCCATGATAATGACAATAACCCTATTGCCTACGCTCTGAATGGAAAGAAAAACCCTTCGCGCGGCAACCGTGACTTTGAAGACAATATTCCGGTAGGTACAACGCTGATGCGCCTCGGAAGAGCCGCAGGCGAGAAAGAGGTTGAAACTGGTAGTTATTACTCTATGCCAGATAAGAGCTTCCAGTATTGCCAGCGATTTATCATGCAGGTTGAGGAGTCTCTTATCAACCGCATGAGTAAGACTCAGGTAAAATGGGACTTCACACGACAGGAAAAAATGGCTATGGACGATATGCGTTATGGCCAGGAGCGAAGTGGTCTGTTCGGTGTAAAGAGCATGTCGAATGGTGGCGAGAAAGTTGGATTGACCTATACCATGGGCGGTATTTACTGGGAAGCAGGCAAGGACTTGCAGATTGGCCATTGGGCTGTCAAGAAAGATGAGAATGGTGAAATTGTTAAGGCAAAGGTAAAAGTACCTAAGCCAGGGGGTACCGGTGGCGAAACTGTAGAGCAGGAAAAAACAGTATATGAGTATGTGATCAGCGAGAAGGAACTTTCTGCATTTATCGCTGCAGTATTGAAGGGTGCTGGTAACTCTAGCCGTACCAAACTCCTCTTTGTTGACAACTTGATTTATCAGGCATTTGCTAACCTTCGCTCTAACAAGCGTATCATTACCCAGACCGAAAAGGACTATCAGGGTTGGAAACTTGATTTTGAGAAGTTCGAGAGCATGGGTACTAAGATTCTGATTTATCGTCACGATGCTTTTAACTCCTGGGGTATGGATGGTAGAGCGTTCTTGCTGGATGCTCGTTATCTTGACAAATACGTTTTCGGTGTATGGAGTAGAAATGAGTTTAACGCTAAGGATCTCTTGATTCGTAACACTGCAGGTGTTGTGATGGAGGAGTATAGCTGCTGGGTACTGACCTTCCCTGATGCTCATGCGCGTGTAGCCCGACCAGTCTTCACTGGTGATGGCGTTACAGATGAGCAGATTTTGGAGGCAGCGTAATCATCGTATAGGAAACTGATAGTTTTCTACATATATCAATCTAGGGGATAGTTGAGGCTAATGCAGTCTCACTATCCCTTCTCACCATAAACACAAATAGATATGTATAGATTTGTAGCTAAGAGCATGCTCATTTTTGTGGTGACTCTGCCGAGCGGACTGATCAAGAACATTGAGTTTGAACGGTGCAGCAACGATGCCTATTCGTACATTACGGATAACAAGCAGGTGGCAGAATGCATCAGGAAACATCCTCTAACGAAGTCAGGCCGTATCATTGATGAGAGCCAGCCGGAAGAGATTCAGCAACAAAAAGAAGAGCAGGTGAAGGACGAGAATGCCCTTCATTTCGAGAATATCACCAAGGCAAAGAATTATCTCCAGAAGACTTATAAGGTAGATGTAAGAAAACTGAAATCACCTGAGAGTGTGAAGGAGAAGGCTAAAGAGTTGGGTGTGGTGATTGAGTTTTAGTTTATAATTTTTAGTTAATAGGTTTCTTGTTTATGGAAGTTCTTATAAGTGACCTTGTGAAGGAAATGCGCATAGCTATGGACGAAGTGATCCATGATGAGGTGAATGACATCATTACGGATGATTCGGACACGGAAATGAAGCAAGCCATTGAAATGGCTTCACAACAGATTCTGCTGCAAGCACCAGCGCAAATGATTCTCCCCAAAAGGGTGGAAGTTTCGCTGAATGAAAGTGGCAATCAAGATTATGATGCCATCCAAACACAGTTTACAGATGGTCATGGATGCCTGACAATTCCTGACGATTGGCTGAGACTGGTAGAACTGAAACTAAAAAGTTGGCAAAGCACGCTGACGATGCTGATGGAACCAGGCAGCAAGGAGGCTCAGATGCAAGCCTCCCGGTGGACCAGAGGAACGCCACAGAAACCAAAGGGCATGATTACCACATCGCCAATTACAGGAAAGCGAGTGCTGATGTACTGGACTGCCGGAAGGTATGATGCCAACCATGCACCTGTTGGAACTGTATATGATCATGAGGTTGAACTGTTCACGTATATCCCTTATCAAAAGTTAGAGGATGTGTTTTCTACTGAAACTGGGCATGAAAACGAAGTGACCGACCAGAAGATCATCCTTTCCCTTACAGATGAATGCAAGAAATATCTTATCTATCGTGCCATCAGCATCTTCCTGGTAAGTAAGAAGGAAAGCGATTTGGCAGAAAAGTATAACCAATTATCTCAAATATAATATTTTATGGCTATCGATATTAATAAAGAAGATCCTCATTACAAGGGAGAATATGGCAGCATCTATGAGGTGAACCGAAATTTCCCTACTGGTGGTGTGGCTGGTGACTTTGTGGTGATAGACGGTTGGGCTCATTACTGGAATGCAGACAGAGGAACTTGGTGTGTAAATGCCAAGAGGGATAGCTATTGGGACGAGTTGATAACAAATATCATAGAAAAGTTTAAGCTCGTAAAATGTGCTACGTATATGGGCGTGGCTAATCTTGACACTGTGCCTACAAAGGTTATTGATGCAAAAATGTATTATTTTGCGACCGTAGCTGGTACGTATAAAAACTTTGATAATCTCGTAGTTCCTCAGGGTATCAATGTACTCTATTCAGAGAATGGCAGCAGCTGGGTAAACACAACCTTGCTGGAAGTGGCTCAGGAGTTGGGCGTGAGCACCAATAAGGTTGTAAGCCAGAAGACCATGAATGATGCATTGGCTAAGAAGTTCGACAAGGAGAGTGTTGTCCAGGAATCAGGAGAAGCTGAGGATAAGGTGATGAGTCAGAAGGCTGTTAGTGACAAACTCAGCGACTTATCATCCACTATCGACGAAATCAAGGAGAAAGCTAACACCGCCTCTACTGGTGCAAGCAATGCGTTGGGCAAGGCAGAGGCAGCAAACAGAATGGCAGAGGCAAACAAAATGGCTTTGACTACTGTTACATCGGATCTTGCTACATTAAAAGAAAAGGTAAACGAAATTCCTGCAACTATCACGAAGTTCGTGAGTATGTCGGAAGCAGCTTACGAAGCTTTGGAAACGAAAGACCCAGATACCTACTATATGCTTACGGAGGAATAGCCTATGATCAAGTTAGGAAAAAAAGACATCTCTGCTATCAGGTTAGGAAGTAATGTGATTTCGGCAGTGTATAAGGGAAGTGTTCTTATTTGGCAAGCTATCAGAAGCTGCTTTGGCAGTGGATGGTGGGTAAATGAGAAACCTTGGATTAATGATGAAACTTGGAAAAATTAATTAAGATATGGCCACAGAAAAAATAGACAAGGAAATAACTGACCTCAAGGAAAATCGGGGAGGTTACTTGAGTAAATGGGCACAGAAGCTCATCAAGGATAACTTGGCTTCCTCAAAAGATGAAAAGTTAGATAAGGAAATAACTGACCTCAAGACCGATTGGGGTGGTTACTTGGGTAAATGGGTACAGAAGCTCATCAAGGATAACTTGATTTCCTTAAAAGATGGGAAGTTCGGCTACATTGACCAAGAGGTAGTGCCGGAGGGAAACAACTCGCACATCTATTGGAGGTTCTTTTCGGATGAAAACAGTTATCGTGAGTGGTATAACGACAAGGATAAGTATGCCGATAACGTCAAACAGTCGTATGACTTTATTACAGCAAAAGCCGAACTCCAGTATATCCTGCGAACATCTATGGTAAAGAGACCTAATGATGTCATCGTAAAGGGAACAGAGTGTATCGCAACCATCAATTACAATAGTTACTACGGAGAGCCAAGCGAAAAGGATGAGACCAGCGGAACTCTTGTGGTATCAGTGAATGGCGTTGATATTCCGGAGTTGAAACAGACACTTGAAGCTTCTGGTACGGCAACTGGCAACAATTATAATGTCGATCTGACCAACTATCTTGTGTCAGAAACGAACACTGTAAGGATCACTGTGGCTAATACGCATGGGCAAAGCAGAACTTTCTCTCTCAGCATCAGAACGGTATCTATCAACCTCTCTTTTGATGCGAGTTATGTAGAGACTTCTGTAAGGGATGGAAAGTGGGCTTTGCGTGTGAATTGCCAGGGTGCAAATGCTACAGTCTATTGCAAGGTAAGCAATGGCAATGGTAGTGAAACCATGACAAAGACAATCAACAACTCATCAGGCGAGTTTATCATCGACTCAAAAGGTACTTATATTGCTGGCAAGCATGAAATTGAAGTATGGGCAGTCAATTCAGAGTATGGTATTACAACAGAAAAGATAAGAACTTCCTATATCAAGAAGGGTAATATCTCTGCTATTGCCATAGGAAAAGATGCTCCTGTATCTGCTACTCAGTATTCAACAATCCAAGTACCCTATTATTTCTACCTTCCTGACAATGAGATTGGCTCTCAGGTTGCAATAGAAATTAAGGTGTTGTATAATAACAATACGGAAGAGCTTGTTTTGACAGACCAGTTATGTACCATAGATGATAATCATACATCAGGAGAGACACCTTTAAAAGCTACTGTGCCTTTGGATTTAAATGACTATGCTCCAAAGATTAGCGTAGTAATATCCATTGGAGATGTGAGTGCAACTCATGATGTTGTAATCAAGGGTGCAGGAGTTACCTTGCAACCAGTCAGCGAATGCAAGGTTTATTACTCCATGAAGGGTAAAACAAACTCCGATAAGGGTATTGAGAACTTGGAGAGTTATTACGATGGAGTAAGAACTTCATATTTGGAGCGTTCTACCAACTTTAAACAGAATAACTATAATGGATTCCTTGATGGAAAAGGTATGACCATCGGAGCTGGAAAGCATGTTACACTGAAAGACTGGCAACCTTTCGCAGAGAACTTCGGTGTGAGTGGAAACAAGAAGGGAAGAACCATTGAGATTGAGTTTGAGACAGGTATCTGTTCTGATGAGAATGCAGTTATTGTAGATTGCATGGATGATACAACAGGTTTCCGCATATACGCAAATAGAATCGAGGTAAAATGTTCTACTGATAGTGTAATGACTTACTATCCTGAGACCAAGAGAATGAAATTCTCTTTGTCTATTGATGGAACTACTACTCATACGGTCAACAATCTTGGTGGTGGTGATGCAACAGAAAAGGACGTGAACTTGGCTTATCTGTGTCTTAATGGTGTGTGCGTGAGAATGTTCGATTATTCTAACGCAAACTGGAAGCAGGGAACACCAAAGGATATAGTCATAGGTTCGGATATGGCACAGGTCATCCTCTATTCTATAAGAGGATATGAGAAATCCATCAACCCTTATCAAGCCCTGGATAATTTTGCTTACGACACACCAGATGTTAATGATGTGTATGATAGCAACGGAATCTTTGACCACTACGGAAAGATTAACCTCGCCAAGCGCAACGATATTCTAAATAGCAGTGGCAATATTCATAACCCTGATGAGATTATCTCCTATGAGAAGGTGAAAAAGGCGTTACCTCAATCCCCTATCATCGTGTGGAATATCGACAACTTGCCTTACAACAAGAACAATGATAATGTTCCTATCAACGGCACAACCTTTGAAAATCCACTTTGGAATAAGGCTACAGATGGATGGGCACAAGCTCCTTTCACAGTAGGTGCACACATGTTTAATGCTGATGGTACATCATCAAATGGCTATCCTCTGCCATACAAGAACTTTGCTGAGATATTTGAAACTGGAAATGGTGAGTCTGTAAATATTACCGTGGGATTGGTTGGGGAAACAGAGAATCATACACTTTACTCCATTACCATTGGCGTAGAGACTGGTGAGAAGGAAATGGTTCACAAGGTAAACTTTGCTTCATCTGAAGGTATTGTCAATATTCATGCTATGAATATGTACCAGCAGATACTCCTTGCATGTGCTAAGAGTAACGAGTCTCTCTATACCGCCTATCAGAAAGAACAGGCAGATTTAGGTAAGGATGTCACATACAGGAAGTCACTTAGCGGTTTCCCTGAGATAGGATTCCGAAGAACCTCAACAAGTGGAACTGCTGCACCTACCTTCCTCAGCATATACAATTTCATCAATAACAAATATTCTGCGTCCTTCCTTGGATTCCCTGCAAAGGACTACATGAAGGCTCAGATATGGGAGATAGATGAGAATGTCAATATGTTCAATCAGGAGGCTGGAGACTATAGCATTGTTGGCGATTCATTGCAGAGTAGTGTACTGACCAGCATACCACTTTACTATGCGAGAGTACCAAAGAAGTCACCTGTCAATAAATCAAATAAACTTGGTGTAGCAAAGAAAACTACAGATAACATTGATGCTACAAATCAGGAGCTTGCGGTAATTAAGCGTTTTCATAACTGGGTGGTTTCCACTAATGTACTCCTTGCTGAGAGATACAAGCGTGAGCATGGCGATTATGCAACACTTGAAACTCCAGTAGTCTATAATGGAACTACCTATAAGAAGGATAATCCTACATACAGACGTGCGAAGTTTACGGCGGAGGCAAGTACATACCTGAGACTTGATAGTGCGATATTCTATTTCAATTTCTGTCAATGGATAATCGGTATGGATTCCATGGATAAAAATATGAGTTTAGCATTTGATTCAATAACTTGGAATGAGGAATAATTATGGTAAAGACGGTAAAAGAAGCTAAGGCTGATATATTTTTGAGGGACACGGACAGTCAGTCCCTTTTCAACAACTCTGGTGTGTTATCATTCAGATACTACCATGAGTGGAATGACTGTTACAATCCGTCAACAGATGAGACTGTACAGATTAATGGAGAGGTCTATGACGAAACAACGAACTCATACAAACCGAATTGTCCGGAAGGTTTCTCTCCTGTATTCAATGGCAGACTATCTGCCTTGTGGGATAATATTGTAAATTGCTTCCCTAATGAGGTGGAAGCGATGTATGTCAAGATGAGAGGAAATGGTCTTACTTATCAAGACATGCTCACGAAGTATAAGGACTTTTGGAAGTGTTGGTGCGAGAATCTGTATAATGCAGATGCCTTCGGATATGCTAACACCAACAATTTTACGAAGGCATACGGTGACAAGGTGCAAGTGATGGACTATTTCTATGGTAAGCGTCAGAGATACCTTGATAGTAAGTATCATTGTGGCTCGTCTATTGGTAATAACCTTCGTATGCGTTTGTATGAAGTTGGCAGGGGCTTTGCCATCAAGCACTACCAAGCTATCTATTGTACTTTGCAGTGGGGTGCAGGCAACTTTGATGATTATCGTAATATCAAACCAGGCACTTACTCATATATGCCATTCAAGGCTTCCAGTCCACAGGATGTAACCTTCGATATTGATGATGCAGACCTTATTACAGAGTTATCAACCTATGTCAAGGGTAGTGATGGAAATTACACCATCTATGGCTTGGAAGGTCTTGGTGACTTTAAGTTCGACCTCAATATGGACTTATTGAAAAGGCTCACGAAGTTCGTTATGAATTATACCGCATCCAAGCCAAACACAAGGGAGGCAGGACTGAATTTTGACCTCAGCAACATGGGTATGCTGAGGCAGGTGATTGTCAGGAACGTGAAGAACCTGAAAAAGAGTATCGTCTTATCCTCTGACCTCTTGGAGGAGATTGACTTCACAAATACTCCTATTATAGGTGTAACGACACCTCCTACTGATATGCTTACAAAGCTGGTATTGCCTGACACTATTACTGAGCTGCATCTCAAGGGCTATTCCAATTTGTCTGCTGACGGAATGACGATAGGTTCTTATGCTAATATTAAGTATTTGGACTTTGAAGATTGCCCTAATTTGGATAGCTATGCAATTTGCAAGGCTTGTTTTGATGCTAATAGTCCTTTAGTAGAAGCAACTGTTAAGGGCATAAACTGGTCGGTAGATAACATGAAGTTCCTGATGTGGCTTGCTGATAAGGGTGTGAAATTACAAGGAAAGATTACATGCACAGCCAATGTTACAATGGACCAGAAGCGAAAGATGCTGAATGCCTGGGGAAAAATTGATAACGAGGGCAACAGTCTGTATATCTCTTATGAGAAGGTCGCTATTAAGCGTGTTTCAATCTTCGGAAAGAGAAACTTCGGTGCAAAAGGAGATTACTCTTTAACGCTAAAAACTTTCCCATCCACAGGTAACGACTTCATCTCTGCAAGATGGAGTATAAGCGAGAATAGCTTCGCTACAATAGAGGAAGATACTGGTGTTATACATGTCAGCAAAGTTGGGTCTAAGGAGAATGATGATAAGGCTACGGTATATCTGGATGTTGAGTTATCAGGTGGAAGTACAGTTAGTGCAGAGAGTGAGATATATTTCTACCCTTATCAAGCACAGCTTGGAGATTACGTATTCTCTGACGGAACTTACGGCAGTGACCTTAGCTTTTCTGACGCTACCCCTATTGCTGTCATCATCTATATCGAGCCAAAGGAGCGCAAATGGGCGATTGCGGTAGCCTTAAATGACTATGGATCGAGAGTATGGGGACTCTTTAACTCGACAGATGCGAATAATGGTATGAATGGCATCAAATTAGGCAGTAACTCTTCCTATAATGTCTATGATCTGCAATTGCTGCAGGATTACGGTACAGCTGTGAGTGTGAGTGATGCCACTATGCGCGACGAGAGTAACACAGCCAACGACGGGTTTAAAGAATATTCTGCTCTTAATTCGATCAGCGACATCGGTTTTGAGGAAATAACGAAGAGTATGTATAATATCAATGTAGGCCATACCATTCTTGGTGAGTACTTAGACCGTGTTGGATTGAAAGAGGGCGACATGGTTGCACGTGGTCAGCTCAACACCCTCAAGATTATTGCTCACAGAGACTACATCCTAAAGGATATCAACGTGAATCTGCCTATCCCGAAAGCAACGTCAGAAAAGACTTTGGCGCAAAGTCTCTCGGAATGTATCAAGAGCGTACAAACCGCTTCTGGCAATACGCAGAAGTACCAACAGTATTACTACCCTGCTGCCAGCTATTGCAATGCCTATGTACCTACGCTTGATAATGATGCTGAAACGTTAGCAGAGCCGTTTACTGAGGGGCATTGGTTCCTGATGTCTTCCGGCGAGATGGCAAGATGCTGTTGGTATGCAATGAAAGGTTATGATGATGCGAGCGCACCTAATGCCATCTTTGCAAAACCATTTGCAGACATGCGTTTTATTAAGTTCTCGGACTCATTTTACCATATGTCTTCCGAGGTTTCTGAGTTATTTATTTGGTGTATGAATCCTATCACAGGGCTGTTCATATTCAACTACGGCAACCTCGGCAAGAGCTTAGCTCATCATGTGAGGGCTGCGGTCGCATTCAAGCTGTAAGGCTTGATTCCTTCATGATTTGAATCAATAAGATTAAAAAAGTTTTTGTATTAAATATCAATTAATCAAAATAGAAATTTATGGATAACGAGTTTATGCAGGAGTCACAGGATATTGTGATAGGCAATGACTGTGGGAGATTTGTAGTGAGTGTAAAGGTCGGTATGGGGAGCGAGGACATGGTCACGCTGCCCGTAGCCGTATGGAATTATGGTGCCATTGTCTCAGCTCTCATCAGACATAAGTATTCTGAGAATGAGGTTGAGGCAATAGTAAGTAACTCTCTTATGCTTATGCAGAATCCTTCAAGTGTAAGTGAGCAGGAATCCAATGAGAAGATGAATGAGTTCAATGAGTTTCAAGAGTACAGAGAGAAGTGCAAGGCAAGAGCCAAAGAACTTCTCGCCATCGGTGAGGAAATGGGGATAAAGGAAATGTAGTCCTGAGTGTATAACAAATAATGAAGTATGATGAAGAATATATTTAAATTGAACAAGCGAGACTACATTGGTCTTGCTTGTTGGCTGCTTATCAGTATATTGATAGGTCTTCTTGCTTTGCCAGTAATGGTAGGTAGAGAGATTTATCAGTACAAACACTATCATCTCTCGCGATTTGAGTGGGAAGATATTGTGAGGTATTCTGTAGTGATTGTATTCGGTAGTATTATTAATTACTTTATTTTTTAAACAAAATGAGTAAATAGAAATAAGTATTGTCCTTGTTTTGATGCCATGTCTGAATATAAGGATATAGAATAAAAGATGTCACCTACCTGAGTTGGCCTTCTGAATGCATATATACAAATAATTTGCTTACAGATTGTTACTTTATCAAAGCTTAACTTTAAAATTTTGCTCAAAATGAATTGATTTGAGCAAAAAATTGTAATTTTGCCACAGATTTTAATTTTATCAAGAACGTAGAACAATTAACTATAGACAAAAGGAGAAGAATTTATGACTAAAGAGGAAGAAGATGAAGTACATCGGTTAGTTCAATCAGTCGGTGTTGTACAGTTGTCAAGAATAATGTTTAAGGGCATGGACGTTAGCGAAATGATAAACGTTATTATCCTTGCAGGTAGAGGCTACAGCGTAAAGCTACTCACTTTGTTTAAGTATTATTGTGAAGTGATGCCTCTGTTTATCATGCTTTTTCATATTGCA